GTCGAGGATACGCTCGACACCATCGCTGTTGAGGTGGAAGAGGCAATGTCAAGCGACACTACACTTGGCGGCCTTTCTAAAGATATAATGTACACAGGTTTTGATCTGGATGCGGACGCCGATGGCGAACAAACCGTCGCCGTGCTCAGGTTGAATTTTTCGGTGCGCTATCGCGTGGCCGAGGATGATGTTGAAACAGCTATCTAGGGAGATAGACACATGGCTACACATACCGGAAGCGAAGGCGTCGTAAAATTTGCCGCAACAGGTGATTCGGTTTCGCAGGTCGCAGAAGTTCGTTCGTACACGCTGGATCTGACAGCTGACACGATCGAGAACACAAGCATGGGCGATTCGTTTCGTTCGTACACAACAGCGCTGAAGGCGTTCTCGATCTCTGTCGAGTGTTTCTGGGACGAGACTGACACAAACGGTCAGATGACAATCGATCCAGGCACAACCGTTGATTTCGAACTGTATCCAGAAGGTACAGCATCGGGCGCGACATATTACTCAGGATCAGCAATCGTCACT